CTTTGGAGGGTGTCCGTAGAAGTCCCATCGGACATTCTCCTTACCGGCTCTCTGATTAACGAACTGTGGTACTCCTGCGAAGTGTCGTAGGTCTTGCTCATGGTGGATTCCTCCAGCCCATCCGAACCTAGTGAACTTCTTCTTAGGCTTACCAATCCTCTGCATATTCCAACAGGGAAGGTTATAATCAACAGCGTTCTTGACGACTGCTAAAGCCTTGGTGCAGTATGGCTTAACTCTCTCAGCAAATTTGCTCTGCGTTACTGTGACTAGATCAGAGTGACTATAGATGAACTTGGTGATCTCTTCTAGACCCTTCTCTTTATAGACACCGTAAAGACGGTGGCCTTCGTAGATGTTTGTTAGGAGATCATCAGTATCATAGAGAGCGAACTTACCAAACTCCTTGGCCTTACCGATGATACGAGCCGTGTAGTTACCTCCATAGTTTGAGAGGTTCTGGGTGAAGACTACATCAGCCCACTTCATGTCATCGAATTGCCAATCAGGCTTCCAGTTACCTGTGTTATCTTCAATGCCGAGAGGATTCATGTTGAACCTGACATCTACAACATCGGGGTATAGCTGTAGGAGCTTCTTATATGGATCAATGATCCTGTAATAAGCACAACCCCCTTCGTTAGCAGGTACGCATAGAATCCTTAGCTTTCTTCCAAGACCAGGCCATCCTTGTTGCGTCTCCCAATTAGTGTCTCTGTTTATAACATCCATAGTTGTATTATAATAGAAGCCACCTTTCTCTTATAGTGGAGAAAGGTGGCTTCATTTAAAAGAGGAAGAGTTATTCCTCTAAGATGTGAGGAGATCCAGCAGTTTCTTTATGGGAGAACCCTGTTGTATAGCCGGTGTTATCTTCAACATGGGCCTCGCCTTCAAAAACGTCTTCTGTTTCCTTACTTGAGTGCAGGAAACCTAGAGCAGCAGCAAGGGAGACCACAGCCTGACCCAAATCTACTTTCTTATCCATAGGAACAGCAGACTTGATTGCCTTAGCGTAGTGTTTCCGTTTACGCTTACTCAAAAGCAGTCCTACACCCTCCCAAGCTGCAAGCCCTGGGATAAACGTAGAGCCAATTCCGAACAGGGTCTTAACGATACCCTCTCTACCTAGATCGTCTGGAACCTCAGAGGTTGGAACGTAGGTAGCGTTAGGCTTTAGGTCTTCCTTTCCGGTAACAACTACGACTGATCCTTCTGGGATACCTGCTCGTAGACTTTCGGGTAGTTGCTCGACAGGAATGACAGCATACTCGCCACCCTCCTCTACTTGATCTACCGTCGTAACCACTGTGTCTTCTCCGAAGATTGAAGCAAGCGTACTACACGCTCCAACCAGTCCTAAGAAAATACACAGTGCGAATGTAATAACTGTCTTGTTGTTCATACTAGCTTTTTAGTTTGTCTAGATAGTCTTCCGAGGTAGTCTCTTCTTCCTCGGTGTCTTCCTTGGGTTCGATATCTAGTCCCATGAGACCAGAAGCAGCCTCTTTAAGTGTATCGTACTCTTCGTGCTTGACGAGAGCATAAATATCGTGAAGGGTATCCAGTGCTTCGGCAACCTCTTTTGGCTTGCCAGTAGGGGTACTCTTAGGACGGGGAGCAGACTGATCGTACTTGGGCCAGCCTCCTTCCATCTCCTTATGGATTTTGAAATCGTGACCAGTCTTAAGGTCAGTGATATCTCCGTAATCAGGATCAAGGATAGCACCTGTGATCTTCTTGAATAGGATGACGCCTACAGAAAGAATCTTAACCTCACCAGAGGCACGGTCGATGACGTTCATGTAGTAACGTGAGCGAGGCTTAATTGCACGGGCAAGAGCCTCGTCTTCCTTGCGGCCTGTCTTCCAGAGAGCAAAGTAAAGATCGCAGAGAGGACACGCCTCATCCTGAACTCTACGACAGTGGAAGTTGCGGACCTTATCCTCTTCTCCCGTGGGTACGCGGTGGATCTTAGTCTCCGCATAAAACTCTTGGTCGTCTTCCTTAGGAGGAAGGATGCGAAGGAGATTATCTCCATCTTCCAACTTCACAAAATTGTTAATGAAGTCGTCGGATTTCTTACCGGAGTTGCTGAGTTGTTCGTGCTTCTTACGGAGTGCGTCGAGATCGATAGCCATGTTATGTTTTTTGTTGGTGGTTATTGGTAGAGTTTAGTTTCTGCTCGTTTGTTTGAAGAGATCTGCACCATGCAATCCTTCTTGTGTTCTAGTGCTCTGACTAGCCCCTTAAGCATATCGTACTTAAGAGTTGCTTGTGTGAGTTCATTTTCCAGATCAGAGACATCATCGTTTATGAGGACAAGATCGTCTAGGTCTTTAGCTGTTAGCTTCTTGAACCTGTTCTCTTCGCGTGCCTTTGTGCGGACTGTAGCTGCTAAACGATCCCGTGTTCGTTCAGCCGCGTCAGCTTGGCTCTTTGCTACACTCATTAGACCATAGTAGTAGGAATAGATTGAGCCCTGCTGTCTCATTTCGTTTTCGATGTTGCCCTCTTCGAACTGCACTAGCTTGTTTACAATTTCTGCAAAGTCCAGCCAGGTAAGTCCATCTAGGATATCAACTTCAACTAGGGGAGTGGTTTCCATGTACTATTATAGCTTAGTTAGGGGAATCCTTCACAATATTCGTGTAGAAGTTCTTGTTTTTTAATGCCTTAGAAGACGTAGGATTCTGGATTTTAGGGGTAGTGATAGGCTTAGGGAAGTTTGTGTCATAAGACTGCTTCAATAGCACAAAGAAGGTGCCATCATTACTCTGGACTAGATAGTCTCCAGCCAAGCCTCTATCAGTAGTTCGACTAGGATCATTGGCTCCCTCTCTTAGTACACCAAACTCAGATGTCATTCTAAAATAGTTCTGTCCTTCAGTCTGACGTACCAGAAGGGTCTGGGTGGGGGTAGCAAAGGTCCAGCGACCGAAGTACTTGATACTTACTCTCGTAATCTTGTTGGTTTTCTTTGGGAAGATATCTTTTAGTTGTAGGTCTTTCATTCGTTACTCAGGATGATCTCAAACAGTTCGGGGTTCAATCTAATCAGGAGCATCAAGCCTCTGCTAATCTGAACTGTCATCGATTCGTTTGTCATGGGCAGCACCTTGTCTGTCTTCTCGTCTCCACCCAGACCTCCCATCTCTAGAACAAGGTGGGTCAATTCATGGATCAAGGTTTCTCGGAAGACCTCAGGTGCCATCTTACTATTTAGTGTAATTTCTCCAGATTCGAAATCTGTTAGACCGAGACACTCATCATTGTGATGCAAGATATGGGGGGACATCTTCAGAGAATAGTTTCTATACCCTGCATTCACAGTGCTGATCTTCTGTGTCTTAAGCTTCTCGATCAAGTGATTCTTCATAGTTGTCTTGCATTCTAAGCGTGCTGTAATCGATTCCAATAGGGAATGTGTATCTAGTTTTTCCATTTCTGTTTTTTACAACGTAGCCCCGCATGATGTTTGTATCGAACTCTTCCTCGGTTTGGTTGAGGGAGAATGCGTAGTCGCAAGTTCTAATCTTGCCATACGAGTCACCTAATTCTGAGTCAGTAATTACTCTTACTTGTTTTCCTAGTCGGTTGGTTTGTGTAGCAGTCCATACGAGAAGATTAAACTCGACTGCAATAGCTCGGATCTCTTCTGCGATTCTCTGTTGTGCAAGGTGCTCTTGCTGAATGTCCCTTACGGAACGTAATAGTTCAAGGTAATCGATGATGATTACTGTGGGCACGAAGTCTGAATAGTTCTTGAGTTGTACTAGCAGAGCACGAATAGTGTTCACTGTTGCTGTACCTGTAGGGAACTCCTTAATTACTAGGTCACTACCTGGGAACTCAGTCTTGAACATATCCAGACGCTCTTTAACTGATATGTGGTTGGCTGGTTCCTTCAGTTTCTTCTGTGGAATAAGGGTCATGACAGAATCGAATCTCTGTGCAATCTTATCCTCGCTCATCTCGCAGGAGACATAGAGCACGGACTCCCCATCCATCATAGAGCGCACGCCCTGATTCACCAGGAATACTGATTTGCCCACGCCTGGGGGAGCAATGACCATAGCTAGCTCCTTGGCTGCGAGCCCTCCTGTCTCTAGTCCATTGTTAATCCCCTTAAATGCTGCTGGGTATACCTTCCTTTTCACCGCATTGAAGGTCCGATCCCACCTGTCTAGTAGGGTATCGAAATACGTCAGACCAAAATCAATGTCCCTGTTGATGAGGAGAGCCTTACGCACAAGGTCCTCTACTTCTTCAACCCTATCCTCTTTGATGAGTCCGATGCTGTCAGCAATGGCTTGCTTCATGGCCTCTTTCTTAGCAAAGCGTTCAACGATATCCATGAAGTACTCAGGGTTGCTGATCGTACTCTTATCAATCTTGTTGATGAGGTGAAGCTCGTCTTCGTAATCTGAGATCCTTTCCTTGGGACTGAGCTTAGACTTAACGTTCTCTAGGATGAACTCATCGTTAGGGAGTTTAGTATACTCGGAGTAGTATTCGTTAACGGTGTTGAAGATTTCTGTGTGAGCAGGGAACTCAAAGTAATCTGGTTGGATTAGACTTACAATCTGTAGGTAAAAGTCCCTGTCAGATTTGAGAAGATACAGGATTCCTCGCTGTAGGTTCTCACTAAATTGGTATGTCATTCTTACTGTTGTTTTAGAGGTTTAGTTATGTCTAGTTTATCTTTGCCGATGTCCTTGTAGCCCATCCTGTTTGCAACATTATAGGCATCTTCAGTCAGTTTTTTAGCACGGTCTAGCTTATCCGCAGAATCCTTAGGAGATAGCTTCTTTACCTTACCGTCCTCTTCCATCTTCTTCCAATTGAAATTGGCGCTCTTGTAACGGAAGCCTTCGTTATTCATACGGTCCTTGGTATTCTCAATGCTACCGTTTAGGAATCTGTTAGCGGAGTCCTTATCAAATCCCTTAGCAGCGTGCTTCTTATAGCGTTGTCTAACTGAATGGAAATCACTTGCTCCTTTACCACCGTTCCCCTGACCGTCATCCTTAAAGGAGAAGTTTAGTTCACCGTAGTATCGTTCACTTAGTTTGTTGCACTCTGGGCAGCGTGTCTTGCCAGGGGCTTTCCCTAGGTCGTAATCTTTATCCCAGCCTACATCACAAACTCTACATTGCCATTGATATGTTGCCATTATTCCTCCCAGTAGGGACAGTCTGCATCAGGTAGTTTTTCAATCTCCCTAAGTTCAACACGAAGACCGCTTACTTCAGTATTGAAATGGTCAATAATATCCTCAGCAATCTCGATCCTCTGCTTAATCTCTTCTTTCTTTTCTTCTTTACTCATTAGCACTCACCTCCTTCTAGGGAACAAGCATCGCCTGATTGAACAGTAGCTATTAGTTCCGGGCTGTCCATGTATAGGGTAATGTTCTCTTGGGTTAGTGGGATTGCTTCAAGGGGTTCGTTCCCTTTGCTGCCTGCTCTGTACACTGTTAGTCCTTTAAGGTAAGGAGCATAGTCCAACGCTGCTTTAGAGAACTCATTAGCCTCAGCAGTTGCAGGTAGATTGATTGTCTTAGAGATACAGGAGTCGATGTACTTTTGAATAGTCGCCTGGACTCTGATATGGTCTTCAGGGGTGATGTCGTAGGCTCCAACGAAGTTATCAAGGGGTCTTTTTTCATTGTAGAATTTCTTGAAGAGAGGATCTACCACCAGTAAGGACTTCCAAACAGTACCTTGACGGTAGCGTCTGTTATACATCGCAGAAAAGATAGGTTCGATTCCGCTGGATACTCCGTGGAGCATACTGATAGTCCCGCAAGGTGGGATAGTAAGCATGACTGCATTCCTAATACCGTGACGCTTGATAAGCATTCGGATCCTAGCAGGAAGGGCCTTAGCAAACTCCTCATTCAGGTACTTCTTGTAATCAAACTCAGGGAAAGGCTTCTTGTCTCTTGCTAGGTAGATGGACATTTTGTATGCCTCATCACGAATGGTAGAGAAGAGTCTCTCCGAGAACTCAAGGCACTTCTCACTTCCATAGGTGAGGCCCAGACGAATCAGAGCGTAGTGGAATCCAGTAACACCCAGGCCAATGCGTCTTGATCTTTCTCCAACAGTCTTGCACTCAGGAGTTGGGAAGGTGTTGATGGTTAGTACGTTGTCTAGGAATCGAATTCCTGCTCTTACTGATTTAGCTAGACGTTTCCAATCAATATCTGTTCCATCCTCAAGAACCATGTTGTCTAGGTTAACATTTGCCAAGCAGCAGTTACCATAGGAAGGGAGAGAGATTTCACCACAGGGATTGGTGCTGTCTAGATCCTCAAAGTAGGAGCAGTTAGTGTACTTGTTAGCTAGATCAATGTTGTAGATGCCGGGGTCTCCAGACTCTACTGAGTTTTGCCAGATGATATCCCACAGGTCTTTGGCCTTGATAGGAGCAAGGGAAACGTTACTGAAATGTTCCTCCCAACTCTCCTTGTGGAATGCTTCTGCTCTCTTAATTACATCTTGCTCATCAAGACCGATAACATATAGCTCTCTAGTTTCCTTCTTCGCATTGACAGCAGTAAGAGAATAACGATGGTACTCCTTGTTGTTGAAGGTGAAGTACCAGTCTTCTCCATACTCAACAGCCTCTAGGAATCGATCTGTAATTGCTACAGAGATGTTAAAGTTGTTTAGATGGCCCTCTTCTAGTTTGACACGAAGGAAGTCTAGTAGGTCTGGGTGGGTAATGTTTAGGATACCCATGAGAGCGGTGCGTCTGTCCCCGCCTGCTCTAACGTGCTCTCCTACCTCGTTTATCATCTTGAGGACAGAGACAGAGCCCGGAGCAGAATTAGATACGCTACCAATGTCGTCACCTCTAGGACGAATCTTAGAGACGTTGAAACCTACGCCTCCACCAGCGCAGGAAATCTTATACATATCTTGGACTGTCTTGCCAATGGAATCAACTGTGTCCTCAGGAACAATGACGTAACAGTTAAGTAGGTTGTGCTTGCCCTGGTTCCTACCAGCACCGTAGATGATCCTTCCCCCAGGAATTAGATCACCTGAGCTAATGACATTGTAGAACAGCTTCTCTACTTTCTCTTTGTTCTCATCTGTCTCTGCTGTTGCTACTGTTCGAGCAATTACTTTGGCTCTCTCTCCCCACTTAGTTTCCCCTGGGTATGCGTAACGCTGCTCGAAAATCTCTTGTCCTATTGGATCCAGTGTCTTAATGCTCATGCTATTGTTGATATGCCTTTCTTTTTGATTACCCTAATCACTTTTGCTGATTCCATTAAGGATTTAAGGTAAGTATTGTGCGTAATTAGGAACAAAGTCTTGTCTTTCTTCAGTTCCAGTAGTAGTGTATATAGGCCTTCCATTCCATCGGTGTCTAAAGATTCAGCAATCTCATCAAGAAATACTAGGTTCGTTTCACTGTTCCTAGAAAGAGATAAGATATGCTGTAGACCTAGCATGACTGATAGATTTACTTTCTTCTTC